GCCCATCCCCGGGCCGGATCTATCCCGAGCACAATCATTTTCCACCACCCTGAAGATCAAATTTCCTGAATAAAATTTCCCGTCGGCCTTGCCTTGCAAAAACCCGCAATCCTTTTCGCGCGGTGATTTCGTCCATAGCCTCCAGAAAATGACGGTTCGCCATCTTTCTCGCAGCCTCCGGGTTATTTCTGTACGGCTTCTTGATTAAATCCCGCTTAATGCGCTTATTGGCGATACCCACAGCCTCCGGGATGCAAGCATCAACAGCCCTCTCGTGCTCCGTTACCGCCCTTTTCCCAACTGTGCGGTCAAAGAAAAAGTCATTTAATTTTCGTGGCAAATCACCCTCCTATGGTTTTGGTTTTGAAAACCTATCATCAAGCTCCGGCCTCGTATCCAGCGTATGCAATAAGCTGCATAGTGAAAATATCGCCCCGGCCAGGTGGTGCTTGCCGGTCTGTGAATCTGCGTCCACATCCTTGCCCTGCCAGTAAAATTCGATGATATGTCTTAACGCAGCATCCACCAGCACAGATGTATGAAAGCCGCCGCGCCATGATTCACGTTCGTATTTAATCACGCCTTCCTGATAAGCAGGCTCCAAATATTTGAGCAGCACATCCATCGGCAGTAGGGTTGGTTGCGGCTTGCCCTCCTGGATATTGTTTTTCGGTGCAGTATTTTCCATACCTATCCCCCATACTCGATTGCAATCTCTTGAAATAACTGATATTTTTCCCACCACTTCATCTTAATATTCCACTCGGCTCCTTGCCGGTTTTTTGTGATTTCCCATTCCGCGTAGTCCTTGATTGCATTATCCCGCTTTCCATGGGCGTCCGGATACAGATATGGCCGGTGCCCCATCAGCACAATATCCGCATCCTCTTCGAGCTGGCCGGTGTTTTTCAGGTCTGAAAGAATTGGCTTTTTGTTGTTGCGTTTTTCAAGCTCGCGGTTTAATTGAGCAAGCAGCACAATCGGCACCCTCAGCTCTTTTTTTAAAAACTTCAGCTCTTCAACATGCTCTGAATTGCGCTCCCATGCGTCTTTTTTCCGGTTGCCCCCTATCCCTGAAAGCTGATCAATAAAAATTATCTCAGCGCCTGCCTTAACCATTTGCCGAATCTTTTGCCATAGCTCTGCTATCTCTTCGGCAGCCTGGCCACGCTTTGTGTTGCGCTTACCCTGAATCCTGTTACGAAGTTCCACTTTTTTCCCTCTCTCGCTTCGTGAGCGTTCGCTGGTTCGACGTTCTCCACATTGGTAATGCTACCCTACGCTAGAAGGGAATTTGGTCATCTACTGCCCCGTCCTGATCCCTATTCCCGAATTGCGAGTCCTGGCCCTGGCTTCGGCCCTCAAGCGCATCAGCCAGTTGTCGCAACATGATCGGCGCTGCGTGTTGATCTCCCAGTGTTACTTTCATCGGAATTGGCTTGCTCCCTGGCTGATTCTCTCTTGTTTGCGGATATACCATCTTCCAAAAATTCCGCTTATCGCCGGCCTTTCCAACGATAATCGAATACACGCCGTTGTATTCGTCCAAAATTGCCACCTCCCGGTATTTGCTGTCCGGCACTGGTATTGCTATGATTTCTGTCATTTATTTACCCTCCCTCATGTAATTTGCGTAAAACCCCATCTTCTCAATATCCCGCATAAAATCACCCTTCCAATTCGCTCGACAGCTATACTTAATCAGGTTGCCGAGCAAATAACCCTTGAACTGCTCAGGGGTTAGCTTCGCCTTGATGATGTCCAACACCTCAAAGCCACCCTGATCATAATACCGGCTCTTGGGATCTTTGCGGCAATTCGGCTCCGTCCTGATCCCATGCATCTCTAAATCCCACTGCGGACAGCGCAAATCTTGCGGACACTCATATCCGGCATACTCAATGCCAGCGTTGCAAGGCGCAGCGCAGTGACCGTTGCTCATTAATTTATTCATGCTGCATGGCATTATTGGCTCCTTTCATCATCGTTAAAAATATCATCATTATGTTTACAGTATTTTACACGCTCATCTGCTGGTAAATCCTTATACCGTCCATTATCAGCAATATATCTCAACATGGTATCGCCAACCTTACCAACTTCCCGAAATCTAATCTTTTGTACATAAATACACACTTCCGGTCTTTCCACATTATGCCGATGCACAACTACCCCGTTATCAGCCTTGTTGTACCAATGCGCTGATCCTGATATGTCATAAAGCCTTGGCACAGGATAAGCCCCAGTATCATCGCGCTTTAACTTAGTCGGGTGCGCCACGATCCAGACATGCACATTGTTGAGCCGCGCAAACCGGCGGATCTTTCCGAGCGACTCGGAAACATATTCTGTTTCGCTCATCGAACTGGGCCGATGGTATTCAAGCTCATTCCAAGGGTCTAAAACAACACCATCAACCCCATGCCTTGATATTGCCGCTTGCATCACTTCCAAAATACCATCTATGTGCATATCCTTGTCGCGTAACTGCGTAAAAAAGAACCGGGTTTTCATCCATTCCAGTGCATTTTGGATCTCTCTTAATTCAACCCTATCAGATGTTCTTGTACTTCCGGCGAAAGGCTTACGCGTGATTTTTTCAACAAGGCTGGCAGCATGTCTTTGAATCGGCCAGTTTTCCGGCGAACAATACGCAATTTTCCAGTTTGACCGGCTTGCAAGATTTACCGTTAAAGCATCAAGCCATGTGCTTTTCCCACTGCTCGGAATCCCGGTTACAACTGTCATTTCGCATTTACGGACAGTGTAAAGCCTATCCAATGACGCCCATCCGGTAAGCTCCCCCGGCCTTAAACCTTCATCGTAAAGCCCTATAATTTCAGCTTCTATATCGTTGACAGTATATAAACCATCTACCGGGTAAGGTTTGGCTTGATGATAAATATCTGACAACCGATCAGGCCCGTACTTTTTCAACACATCGTTTGCATCTTTGCAGCCTGATGGGTAAACAACCCGGCAACACTTATGCTTTCCCAATCGTTCAGCAAGTTCTTCCTCCAGATGCTTGCCCGGCTCATCATTATCGACAGCCAAAATAAATGTTTCAAACTTATCAACCAGCCCGTCTTGCAAAAACGCCATTTTGGTATCAAGGTTTTTGGCAGACACGGCAGGGGCGCCGTCTGGAACCGATGCGGCATTCTCGAATCCACACTCAACAAATGACAGGCAATCAATCTCGCCCTCGGTGATAATCAGCTTATTGGACCCAGAAGCCGCAGCCATGTCGTAGTTATAAAAACACGGTTCCGGGTTTTTGGATTGCCACATCTGCTTTGTGCCGGTGCGGTACTTAATAGCCACAACCTCGCCGTGCTTGTACCTGGGGAACATGATAGCGCCGTGGGGCTTCCCGTTTGGCTTTTCAAAGCCGATCTTGCACTTACTAAGGGTTTCTGCGCTTATTTTACGATTGTCGAAGTATTTAATCACGGCATCCGGCAGAGCGGATGGAGAATAGGCAGGCTTTACATAGGTTTTGGAATCAGAATTCTGCGCATTTTTGTCCGGGTCTTTTAAAGATCCTCGCCAATCGCAATGCTGGCAAACCCATGTACCTTTGTCAATGTTTACACACAGATCTTTTTCCCGCTGGTGTTGTGGTTTTCGATCTGGTGTGCATTGCGGGCAAATAGTTCTGACCTCGCCGCCGTTGTTGGTTGGGATCTCGATCCCGTAATCACTGTAAAATTCTCGCATCAATACACCGGCCCTGATTGTTTGGTTGCATTTTTATTTTTGCGCTTAAACGATGCGTAAATATTCTGGAATTTCGTCTCGCCGTTGTTCTGTTTTTTCCGCAACCCCGCCAATGAAAGCACGTTGGTTGACCAGAACGAATCCTTTGCGGCCCAGTTAAGGACCGGCTTTATTTCCTGCTCCAAATCAAAGCCATCAATCCGGACTAACTTGTCAATCGTTTCAGCCCCGCTATTGATTTTAGACTCGGTGATTTTTACAAGATTGCCATGTTGTTTTTTTTGGTATTCGAGGAAGCGTTTTGAGAGGGTAAAAAATCCTGACGGTAGTTCTTTATTTTCATTATTATCATTATTGTTTGTGTTACTTGATAGACACTTGCCTGTTACTTGCCTGTTACTTTTGCTGTTACTTTTTTTGGGTTCAACTTGGTAAGTATCCCAATTTACAATGGTAATTATAGAATATTGGCTGTTACTTTCGATGTTAATATTTTGGAGGTTTTTTAATTTTTGCATTCGTTTCCATGTCGTATTAGGATTCATGGCCAATTCCGCTGATGCAGAGTACCGCCCGAAAACAAATTGTCCTGGTTTTACGAATACTTCGACAACACCTTTTCCAGTTTTTAACGAAATCCATTTTTCTTCATGGTTGGCTTTCATTAAACACCAAGTCCAAACCTTCCATAATCCTTCGTTTTTAAAAACGCGGGAATTAATGCTTTTCCGCCAGAGGCTTACATATCCGTCGAGTTCCATTAAGCAATCCCGATTTCGCCGTGTTCAAAACGTGCCTGATTTGCCACCCTTGCCGCTTCCGTGATTAAGTTGGGTGCTTGCCCTAATAGTTGTTCATGGTCATCCGGGATCGGGATTGGGTGAATATCATTACATCGGTCACTACAAACATCTTGAAACTCGCATGGTGCGGCATAGACTCTGTTATCTCCCTCTGCTTGGCTAAAATTCGGGATTCCGCAATAAAAAGACGGGTTTCCTTTGTCGCCATTAATAAATTTGTAAATCGCAACATTCGGAACATCCTCGCAAATCCACAACCTGACATTAAAAAACTCGGCAAAAGCAATGGCTTTGGAAAAGTCGCCGCCGATATGTTTGACCTCAGCAAAGCAACCATTTTCAAATGTCGGCAAATAGAAGTCTGGCAAATACTTTATACCGTTAAATTCATAACCTTCGGTTTCATAGCGGTAATCAATGCCGAGCTTTTCAAAGAACATCGCCCACCGAGCCTCCAGGCGGCTCCGAAAACGATAGCCATTGTAAGCGGTTTCAATAGGTTTGATGTCCATTGGTCACCTCATAAAATAAAAAAACCGCTGCTCATCAGGGAGGGCACCCGGCAAAGAAGGTGCTGGCAAGCAACCCGGGGAGGGGTACCCGCCCTGAAAAACAGCGGTAATATTTATTTTATAATATGTCATATCTTTGCCTTTTCTCCCCACTTCCGGCTTCATTTCGCGGGTTGCCAATCCGCAGCCGTTGCCCTACCTATACTATACATCGCCGTATGAGTCAAGGCTTTTTGT